TAATAATGCAACTAATAAGTTTGTTAATAGACCTGTATCTTTCGGAAAGGTTAATATAGAGATGGATTCGCCAAATAATTTTACCTATCAAACATCTAAAAGTTATAAAGGAGTACCTATAACAACAGGTTCTTTTAAAGGGACAAACTCGCTTTTTGTTGGAAAATTAAATAACATCATTGGAAATTGTTCTAATGTCGCTATCTGGGAACTTGTATTTCTCGATCACGATGCCACCGAAGAAGAACTGACCAAGATCAAAGACTACTTCGTCAAAACCTATCCCTGGCTCTTTCCCGACCAGGCATGGACAGTGGTAGGCAAAACCAACGAGGACGAAGATCGTGCTACTATTGCCAACATTACGGGCAATGGTAATAATCTTGTGCTGTCGAATTTGGGGTTTGCAGAAGGGAGTGGGTATGGGTTGTATGCTGAGAATTATGCTGGTGGTAGATGGGTTCAATCTACTGATAGAGCGGATTTAACTTGGACGAGTTATTCTGTAAATATAACTTCAGTTAAAGTTGCGTCTACACAGTTATATTATCAATCCTATCCTGAACAACCTTCTTTTATAGTTCCTTCTTATAAGATAAAAGTTTATGGACTGAAAGATGGTCAAACCCTATCTTATAGACAAGCAACTTCTGAAGGGCAACAATTATATAAAATATCAGAAGATGGAACTTATACATTACCGTCTTTTCCATTTAAAGCAAATGGAGATTGGTATGGATTTACCTTAAATAAGGTACAAGAATCCTGTGACATTACTATAGAGCAAATCCCCGAATACGAAGGCTACCTGGTTACTGATGGGGTGGATGATAAGATAACTTCGTCTACATTTGAAATGGGTAATGATTGGACTGTAATAGGAGATTGGGAGCTTATAAATACAGGGAAAAATGACAATGCTGGTATTGTAAAATTTAATAGTATAGTCATTTATAATTATAATCCAATACTTATTAACATAAAAAATGGTAGAAATAATTTGATTCCCGATCAAAATACCGTTAATGCAATTTGTTCTGATGGCAGGATTTATTCAAAAGACTGGAAAGAATCTATTTATAATGAAGAAACGGAATCTACCAGTAAAAATCTCTTAACTATAGGATATTCAGGTAACGATTATACTAAAATTGCTTTCAGAAACTTAGCGATTTATCCTACAGTCCTCTCCAAGGAGGATTGTATAAAAGCATATAATTATTTACAAACATTAAAAGCAAAATGACATGAAATACGCAATTGTAGACATCGTGTGGTGCGAGTCCCACGGAATAGAAGTCCTACCGGAAATGAGGATAAGTACGGATCAAAGCAAGGTAATCTTGCATGAGGAATACCTTGCACCCTTCGATGATGAAGATTTTCCTCGCTATAGTTTTAGCGATCCGTCTTTTGTCGAACTACTGAATAGTGAAGAATGGACTTATCCAGAAGGAGAACAACCCGTAATCAATAGGCAGTTCAGCAGATTATTGGCTTTGGACGAACTGAATAAAGAAGCTATAGAAGAGATAAATACATATGACCTTTCCCCGTCGGAAGCCTTACAGGTCAAAGATCGATACCCCGAATGGGAAACCGGAATAAACGTCAAAACCGGTGAACGATACCGAGTTGAAGATGTCCTTTGGGAATGTGTTAAAGACCATCTCACACAAGATAACTGGAAGCCTTCTATGGCTACTGCAAGCTTGTGGAAAGTAGTAGATGAAGAACATAAAGGAACTATCGATGATCCTATTGTTTACATTCCACCTATGGAAATATTTAAAGATAAATACTATATCCAAAATGGTATAAAATACAAATGTACAAGAAATAGTGAACAACCTCTTACACATGATTTATCAGCCCTTGTTGGATTATATGTTGAGAAAGTTTAATTATTAATAAGCTAAGGATGTCACAGGAAATCTACAATAAGACCGTGTTCAAACGGTTCTTCGAAGAAAACGATCCTGCTGTAATGGAATGGGCGGAGAATGTACTTGAAAAGGTATCTTCTCCTGGCATTCTTCCTACTTTTATAAAGAAGGACGGAGAGGATTTTAAGGCGTATTGGGAAACAGTCTGTCATATCTTTGCGCTTGTTGTTTTATATGCTAAGCAATACAATGAGATTGACACAAACAAGATTCTGTTTGAGCTTTTTATTGAAAACAGAGGACTTGTGACAGACGAAGTGAACACACTTGAACAGATGAAATATCTGTTCAATAATTATGTAAAGGAATATAGAAAAAGAGGAACGCTTGATATTGTAAACAAGGAAGGCGTGATACTTGGGGAGCTTCTCCGTCTTATTAGATATAAGACGGAGGATGAGTTTATATTTGCTCTTTTGATGTCTCGTGATACTGGATGGACAATGGGGCATAGCTCTCCTACATGGAACAGGACAGACACAGTTCTAAACGTTACAAAAGGATATGAGACAACGGAAAGCGTAAAAGATTTGAATGCCTATCCACTTGTGAACCCTACAGGTGTTGTTATTGTGGATGATATAGACAACAATGGCACTCCTATACAGGTAATGACTTTCGTTGGAAATGCTTTGGTGGGTATTTCTTCTGAAATTGACAAAACGAAGCTCCTTCCTATTTCAGAAAATCTTTCTTATCAGATTTCTTTTAAGGTTAAAACATCTTCCGCAAGCAACCAAAATTTGAAATTCGGTGTGGAAGTGTTTAACGAAGCCGTTCAACCTATGATATGTAAGGAATCTTATGGAAGTGCAGAGAGCAACAATTTTGTTTCCGGCAGTAAAGGAATCCTGGAACTTCCTGTAGCTGGAGTGTATTATGAATGCCGGGCAATTCTATCGAGAAAGAACAGGGCATACGCGAAGCAGTTAGAGCTTAATTTCCCGAAAGGGAGAGGGCTTCAAATGAAAGACGGAATGAAATTCTTGTCATTAAGTCTTTCGCAAGACAGGTCAAATCCTTCCTCTTCCGTGTATATTTATGATATAAAGATAAAACCGCTTTTCCTTCCATTCTATCAAGGTAATTTAGGGGAAAAGGACGTGATAGCTGCTTATTATCTTAATAATTCCCTTACAAGTGAGAAAGGAGTAAAAAAATTTACAGAAGATTACCTTGTTACCTACAAAAACATAATGGGTAGTGAGGATATTCAGCCTTTGAAAGAGAAGAATGTTATTTTCAAAGTATTGTCGGATAGGGGAGCTTACATAGAAGGAGCTTCTATTTCCATTTTAGACAAACGTCTTGTGACGGACAGAAACGGGGAAGCATCTATTGTACTTTATCCTGGTGATTATTCTATTGATGTGGAGAAGTCTTTGTTCATGAATATAGAAGATAGATTGTTTCAGGTATTGGAAGACGATGAAGAAACGCAGGTGGAATATATTCAAATGCAAGGAGATGTGTATGAAAGAAAAGTCACGTTCGTTGTAAGGGACGAAAATGAAAGACCTATACAAAATGCCCTTGTTACTTTTAATGGTGAATTTAAATATACGGATTCTTCTGGTAATGCCATATTTATGGCTTTTCCTGGCTTATACCCTTATACTGTAAGCAAGACGGATTATTATACCATAAGTAAGAACATCAATGTACAAGACAATCAATCCGAACCTGTAACGCTTATATTGATACCAAGATATACGATTACATTTACGGTGACAAATTCATCTACTGGCGCAGTGGAAGGTGCAAATGTGACACTTACCGCAAAGGACAGACTGACAACAGAGGATACTGTCGCTTATTCGGAAAGCAAAAGAACGGGCACGAATGGGAAAGTGACATTCACGAATATATTGGGAGGTGATTACACTTATCTTGTTGAAAAGCAAAACTGGATTCCTGTAAATGGGGATGTTGTTGTGGACAGTAATAAGGATATACAAGTGAGCTTCAACCCTATGCCTACTTTTAACATGACGTTTACTGTAAATGATTACAACACCTTTACGGGAGAGAAAAAGCCTTTAAATGGAGCTACCGTAAGATTTGCAGGTTTGACAAAACAGACTTCTGACAATGGGCAGGCTGTTTTTGAAGGAGTGTTGGGGGGGAAATATTCTTATGATGTATTTTACGACAACAATCATCAACGGGTATATGTGGAAAACTATGAGTTTTATAATAATTCGAACCTTACGATAGACTTGAAACAGCTTACCTATAAGACTACTATCAAGGTGTATGGCGCAGGAGGAACAGTCGTTGAAGGTGCGAAAGTGAAAGTAAACGATAAGGATTTTGTGCAGGAAGATTCTTCTGGTGTTGTGTTGGAACTTCCCAATGGACAATACACTGTCATAGCATCCTATGAGGAATATGAGGACAGAGAGCAGCAATTTACTGTAAATGGAAATGATCAAGTGGTGAGCATCTATATGGATCAAATTTTATATGATCTTACATTTGTTGTAACAGAGGATAACGGTATCATTTCCAACGGTACAAGAATAACACTTAATCAAGGAGGTGCAGGAGAACAAACAGGTCTGACTAATAACGGACAGATCAAATTCTCTATTCCGAGAATGCGTTATGATTGGGTGGCTTCGAAGCAATATTTCAGTAACCAGACAGGGGTTGTGCAACCAAATGACCTTCCAAAGACGGTGAATGTTGCAATGCCAAGAAAAGAAACGAGAGTGCAGTTCTATGTTTATAATTCCGATACAGGGCTTCTAGTTTCAGGAGCTTCTGTAAAACCAGAAGGACTTAGTTCGCAAAATACAGGGTCGGACGGTACAACGACCTTTATGATGCAGATGGGGGAAACTTACAGATATGAAGTTTCCGTTTATGACTATCAGCCTACGGAAGGTTCTGTCACAGTTAATCAGGAATCAATGCCACAACAAAGGGTAGGTATTTCTAACAAGACTTACAGTGCTCATATTACAGTGAAATCCCGAAATGGGTATAATATTAATCGAGCTTACGTAACTTATGGAGGAAAGAGTGGATACACCAATTCACAAGGACAGCTTACACTTACTGGAATACAATCAGGGTCGCATAATGCCACTTGTACGGCAGACAATTATCAATCCCAAACGAAAAACAATATTGCAATATCGGGAGCTGACACGTATATAGATTTCACTCTTGACTATGAGCTTACGACAACTTATATTTATCTTAGAAAGGAAAATGTATTGCAACCTTATACTTTCGTGAATATAAGAACTACCGCGCCTGACGGATCGTCTTATTACAGTGGTACAGATCAGACAAATGGAAGTGGTAGGATAACGGTTTCTTCTCCTTCTGGAGGTTATGTGTATGCTTCCGCTACGGATTCGGAATGTGTAGGGACAGGGGATGAATCAACGAACGCAGGAGGGAGCAGTATTTACCTTTATCTTTGGAAAGCTCTTATCGTTTCTTATAGCGGATCGCCTCAAACGCCATCTGTATCAAATGGCGTTTATGAAATAGTGGGGAGAGAAGTAAGGGTACAAGGCGGAAGTAGAAATACAAGTAACCCTTCTACTGTGTATGCCAATTTCAGAAATCATACAAGAGCTACTGCAATCAAACAGTGGCCCGAATCATTTTCTATTCAGGGAAGTTCTGGCACTTATAATGTGGACGCTGCCGGCGGCAACCATTCTGCCTTTAGAGGATGTACAAGTCTTTCATCGATTGCAACAAACACAATTCCTTCTATTTCAGGGGGTGTTATCTGTTGGTTTAGAGATTGCACAAGTCTTAGGTCTATTCCTTCTGGTTTGTTTACCAAAATGACAGGTAATTCTTGTGCGGGTGCTTTCTGGAGCAGTGGGGTTACAAGTCTCCCGAGTGGTCAACTTGTTCCCACTTCATGTGTTTATCATTCTTCCTTGTTTAGAAGTTGTAAGCGTTTGACTTCATGCGTTGGCAATGGTACTTTTGGAAGGGGAGGTGGCACAGAAGATTTCCATGCTGTATTTTTTGAATGTACGGCTTTGGAAAATACAGGAGGTCAATCAGCTACAAGTTCTCCATTTAGCAATTCAACGAATGCACAGTATATGCAATATACATTTCAAGGCTGCACAGCCATAACCGAACTTCCGGTATTATGGTTCAGATATTGCACAAACATTGTTTCTTTTGTTGGTTGCTTTGTCGGTTGTACAAGTCTTGTCGACGGCTGGTCTACCGCTATGTTTTCTTACTCTTCGAAGGCAACAAATATGCAGTCATTGTTTGAGGATTGTACTTATTTGTCTATTCCTTATGGACAGGGACTTCCGTCAAGTGTAACAAACGCTTCAAGAATGTTTGCGAATTGTAGGAATTTATCTGATATATCTTCTTTTGATATGAAGAATGGAAAGTTGCAGAATGCAGAAAGTATGTTTGAGAACACGGGTGTGAAACAAATTCCCGCTAAGTTCTTTAATGATCTTACGACACTTACCAATCTTAGGAGATGCTTTGCAGGATGCACGTCACTCACTTCTTTTGGAAGAACAGGGAATTATGTAGGACAACCAGGAACATCTGCACGACCTGCGAATGTGGATATAGGAAATCAGTTTAATAATACCAATTTTGAGAGTATTGGCAATAGCTTGAGTTGTATCGAAATGTTTTCAGGCTGTACAAATCTTTCTTTAGGAACAGAACAGACCTATGCAGTTTCATACACATCCCTATACGATAGATCATCAGCAGGGGTAGGAAAAGTTAATATGGACAGAATGTTTTATGGTTGCTCGAAACTTGGAACTGTCCCTGTTATTCAAATCCTTACAGGATCATCCAATTATGTAAAGATAACGGAGTCTGGGAACAATAACGTAACAAGTCATAGTCAGACTTTTACAGGTACGAATTGCGAGGGTGTCCCAAGTGGATGGAAATAAGTTGAAAATTTGTTTATTTCATTTTGCTATTTATATTTGTATCATAAATATCAGATAAATGAGGTTAGTAGAAAGACATATTATAAAAGATAACAGATTTGAAGATATTTGCCTCAAATCTGGATTGTTGTATAACTATGTTCTCTATTTGGTTAGACAAGGTATCTTCAATAAAGAATATCTGAAAGAATATGATCTTTCTACTAAACTTGGGAGAGAAAATTAGTTTGATTTTAGAAATTTGCCTTGCAATGCTTCTCAACAAGTAGTCGGACAAGTGTTCAAGTCTATCAATTCTTGGATAAAGCTGAAAAAGGATTTTGAAAAGAATCCAGCTAAATATAACAACTGTAGACCTCATCTTCCTTCTTATAAGAAAGGAAAGAAACAGAATATGGTAGTTTTTACAACAAATACTTGTAGAGTTAAAGAGGGATATATTTACTTCGTTAAAAATATAATTCAACCAATCAAAACCAAAATAGGAGACAATAAATTATGTCAAGTTAGAATTATACCACAAGCTACTTGCTATGTGGTTGAAGTGATTTATGAAAAGAAAGAACAAGATTTGAATTTGAACAAAGATAATGTTCTTTCGATTGATTTGGGATTGAATAATTTATGTTCATGTGTTAACAATGTAGATAAACAGCCTTTCATTGTAAACGGACGAATTATGAAATCTTTTAATCAGTGGTACAATAAGAGAAAAGCTAAATTAATGTCTTTTGCAGGAGATAAAGGAACTTCAAAAAGACTTAGACAACTTAACAATTATAGGAATTTTTGGATAGAGGATCATATTCATAAGGTTAGTAGATTTATTATAAACTATTGTGTCGACAATAATATCGGTAGTCTTGTAGTAGGACTGAACAAAGGATGGAAACAGGAAATTAATCTTGGAAAGAAAACAAATCAGAAGTTTGTAGAAATTCCTTTTTCAAGACTTATAGATAAAATCTCCTATAAATGTAAATTAGTTGGAATTAGTTTTTATCTTAGCGAAGAATCCTATACATCAAAAGTTGATCATTTGGCTTTTGAAGAATTAGGAAAACATGATGTTTACTTGGGTAAAAGAAAGCAACGTGGATTGTTTCAAAGTTCTGTAAATAAACTGATTAACGCAGATATAAATGGAGCTATTGGAATTGGAAGAAAAGTATTCGGTGATTCTTACGTAAGTAGGATAATCGATAGTGGATTAGCGTTTAACCCTATCAAGGTAAACATTTCATAATGTGAATTTGATAAATGAAATTTTAAATTTTAATAACGTGAGCAAGTTAAATGTTAGCAGAAATGTTTTCTTAGAGAAAGAAGAACTTTCAAATATGATTTCTTTCTTTGCTACAGCACCGCTTATGAAGGCGGTGCTACAGGCATCTTATTCCTTTGGGATGATTACGAATGACCCGTCTAAGATCAATCCTAATACAGTTAACAAACCAGTAGAAGATGAAAATCTTATAGAACCTTTTAAAGTGGAAACAGGAACAAACTCTGGGACTATCAAGATTCTTCCCGGTATGGCTCTTACAAGTCAGGGGAATTTTATTGACATTAATGTAGAAGATAACATTTCTGTTCCAAACGATAGTAACTTCTATTGGGTAAAAATAGGATACAAGACACGGAACTACGAAAAGGGTTATGTGAGTGTCAATTCACAAGGTATTGTATCGGGTTCTGTTGATTTTACTGGAAAAGTAAGGGGACAATCTTCATCAACTCCCGTTTCTATCCGGTTTGAAAAGCAAGATGGTTCTGTTCCACTTAACAATGGGGTTTATCAGATCGTAAATGTGATTGATAGTCAGAACTTGTTACTTACATCTGCTTCTACTTTTGTTGCAGAATCCAATCTTCGGGTAATTGTGTTGGGTACACTTCCTTTGGGAGGCGTTTTGACACAAGAACAAAGAGATGGTTTGTACACTTATGACGATTATGTTATTTCTTTAGTACCGGAAGTAAGTCTTTCCACATCTCCTGAAAAAGAAGTAGATGAATATTACATTGCACGTGTTCAAAATTCAGGTGGATCGGTATCGGTTTACAACGAAGTGAAAAGTGAGTATTGGTCGCTGGGAAATATTTTTATGTCAACTTCCAAATAACAAGGATATGTTAAGGTTTTATTACACGACAAGCGCAGGGTACAATAATCAACAAACTAAGATTTCCGATTCTTTGGGTGGGTACAAATCATCCACCCCTGTACCCAATGACATGTTTAGCAATTTATTTGATGAAATAAGCCTTAATTTGGCTTCAAATCCTCGTGAGCAATACATTGCACTTATTCTGAAAAATGAGGGCGCAGAAACGCTTAAAAACGTCAATATGTGGTTTTCTGCTGTAACGGAGAATCCGTATGGTAAAGTCATGGTAGGAGCAATAGGAATGAACAAGGATGAAAACGATAATCCGGTTACACCAAGGACATCTTCTATTTATGAGAAGCCCTATTGGATTCAATTTTATGATGCAACAGAAGACGATAAAGTTACATTGGGTGACATTGAATCGGATGCTGAAATTTGTTTGTGGTTCTCACGGGTACTTGATGGAAAAATTATTCGAGAAGACTATAACAATGTGGCAGAGAGAGATACGAACACCCAAAACCGCTATAAGAAGGTTGAAAAAGAGACCGATGAGATTTTTAACATTAATTTGGTTTGGGAATAGTTACAAAAGTTGTAGTTTTGTCAGCGAGACAGGGGAACAAAAACTTCCCCTTCTTTTATCACTTAAAATATACAACTTTTGTATGCAATGATTTTATAATCTAATTTCGACAGCAATGACAAGACGAGAAGAATTTGAAACGATTTATGAATACTTACAGGGGAAACTGACAAACAGCCCGAAGTATGAGTTTCATGCAAAAAGAAAGGACAGGGAAAGGATAAAAGATTTTCTTGAAAATGAAATAGTGGGGAATCTTTGGAACTATCTTACTTTTCAATTTAATAGGCAGGTTTTTATTTTGTCGGTGTCGAAATTGAGTATTATTCCTCTTCCTAATGTGATAGGGAAAGCAGCTATTGAAAGATGGAGAAAACGAACACAAAAGGATATGTGGTTTACCTCTAAATTCGTTATGGAATACGACCTTAGAAACCCTATCCAGAAAGAAGAAGCCTTGTCTGATTCCTATTTGGATAAAGAAAGACAGCTTTATTTTGATTCTCCGAGAGGATACATCCTTTGTGAAAGCTATGATGGGTTTTTGTATCATGAAAAGAAATGCAAAGGATGCAGGTATATAAAATTGTGTGAAGAAAAATATAAGGACAGATGAGAAAAAGAAGAAAGGAACTTGAAGTTAAAATTGTCCCTTGTTTTTACGATACGAAAAGAGCAGAGCTTTTGATCGTAAGGTACGGATGGTTTGGAAACCCTAAGTTTGTAAGGAGTTTCGGGTTTATCTATCTTTCGAGTAAGGAAAGTGAGAAAAAGATGGACTATGTGTGTGAATTAATAGATAGGTTTAACAGAATACAAAGTTTAAATTGTTATGGAAGAAAAAGTAATGTATGACGTGCGTTCAGCACTTATGACAGGTGAAATCAAAGAAGTAAAAAAATGGGAAACAACTACTTTCAGAGGTCTGGAGTATATCATCCCGGAAGGAGAACGTGAAATGGCTAAAATTGGCAGAGATGTGTTTTTCACAAAAGAAGAAGCAAAGAAAGCTATTAACGCAACGGTTGATAAGAGAGTTCAGTATCTTGAAAATCAGATTGAAAGAATTAAAAGCTATAAGTTTTAACGGTATGGGAAAAAGAAAACACAAAGCAAGACAAAAGTTCTTGGATTCTTTGTCGGAAGAAGAAAAACTGGAAAGGGGAATGTGGGGATATGTCCCTACTAACAGCGGAAAGAAAATCCTATGCAGAGGGAGCGTTCATGGCGATATGTTGTTTATCCCCTTACGGACAAAGGAAGAACCGGTAGACTTTTGGAGTTTTGTGAAAGATGGAAAGCTAATGGGGGATTGGTGACATGTTGAAAAAGAAGGAGAAATACGAATATCGACCTTGCAAAAGATGTGGCGAAAACCATTACATCTATAACAGGATGAAGTGGCTCTGCAAAGATTGCGACATAGAAACAACCAAAGAGCGCAGGGGTGACCTTCAATCTCTATTTATGGAGATATGGGAAGAAAGACCACATGTTTGCGTGAAATGCGGAAAACCTTTGGGGGATGAGCCAAAAGCTATTTTCTTTTCACATATCAGATCAAGAGGTGCAAGACCGGATTTGAAGATGGATAAGAACAATATCGAGCTTCTTTGCTCCGCTTGTCATAGACTACATGAATTTAACGAAAGGGAGGTTTTATGAAAAGGATTCTTGCAATGACGGTATTGTCGTTTGTTCCCCTTCTTGTTTCTGATGCAAAAGTTCTTCCTACTACGAAAGAGGATAGGGACAAGGTTGTGTGGGAAAGGTTGGTTCATGCTATTTGCATGGTTGAATCTGGTTGTGACGATAAAGCAAAGAACAAGGTAAGTTCTGCTTCCGGTAGGTTTCAGATGTTGAAGGTCTATGTGGATGAAGTAAACCGTATAAAAGGGAAGCATCTTTATTCTTACAAGGACAGGCTCGATCCTGTAAAGTCAAGAGAGATGTTTGAAATTTATCAATCTCACCACAATCCTACCAAAGACATAGACAAGGCGATTGTCCTCCATAGGGGAAAGAAAGTCAAGTCTTATATTAGGAAAGTAAAACAGGAAATGTGTAATGGTAACTATATACCAGTTTACAGAATAAGGTGATTAAACACAACTTTACACCAGTTTGTGCTAATCATCAATTTTACTAACAATACCGGTGGTGCACCGGGAATTTAAGCACGTGGAGAGACCTCTTTAGAAATTATTACGGGTTGATGGTTTCAACAATGTCCCTATGAAGCGTGAAAATATACTTTTGGTGTAAAGAAGTATATAAGCACCTGTGTAATCTTTAAATCAAAAAAACATCATGACAGTATGCTGGACAGAAGGATGCTATTACTTTGAAGGCAAAGTGATCAGTTCCTACCAAGTGGAAGATGGCACTATGCTGGTAGTGGAAACGCAGAACGGACGAACAAGGGAAGTTCTTAGAGAAAATGATCATTTAATTGAGTTGGATGTATGCGAATAGATGAAAACATGGAGGTATTACTTCAATCCGTCGCAAATTTATTCGGGGATTTGAAACTGAACGTTCTGAAAGGAAAGTTGGAAGATGTAATAGCACTTCAAGATACGAAAAGTATTGCTGACTTTACTGAAGAATGTGTTAAGTGGTCAGAAAAAGAATATACGAAAAAACAGCGTATGTTTGTGTTTTCTGATGGGAAATTGGCTTTGACAAGGATATTTATTGTTTCCGCAGAAATGGATTACACGGACGAAGGTGTACCGGAAATAATCATAAATAGAATGCCGGACGATGTAACGTTAAAGGACAATCCTTACAAGAACATTCACGTCCGATACGAAAACGAGGAAAATTGTTCCCGTGATTTCGACAGGTTGAAATTAGTGTTGAATTAATAATCTATGGCTAAGGAAGTTATAGTAAAGAATTTAAATCTCGTTGGAATGACAGACTATTTCAATGAGCATTATAAAAAGAAAGATGGAGGAAAGTTTTCATACTGGAATATTAGAGCTTATGCGGTAATGGGCAAAGTCCCCTCCTATTTAGGAGAAGGATTGAGTATTGTCCCTTGTGTGCCGATAGGAAGCAATGTAAGACTATGGAAACTTGTGAAAGAAACAAAATAAAAATGAGATGAAGATATATGTAAGTTTGCCTATTTCTGGGCATGATATAGAAGAAACGAAAGAATACGCAGAAAAGATTAAGAAGTTTCTTGGAGAAAAAGGTGATGAAATTGTTACTCCTTTTGATACTTGTAATGAAGAAGGTAAGTCTTATTCCTATTATATGGGTAGGAGCATTGAAGCACTTTTAGAATGTGATGCTGTTTTCTTTGTACCAAATTGGCAGGAATCAAAAGGCTGTATGGCAGAATTTGAGTTGGCAAGAATTTATGGAAAGAAAATTTTAATGTAAAGAAAATGAAAAGTTCGAGTAAGTATTTGATATGCTATGACAATGAAACCGGAGGACTTCCTTCGAAAGACAAACCGGCTTTTGATGCGATTCCTCTTATAGAAATTGCGTTTGCAATCATAGATATGGAGAAATTGGAAATATGCGAAGAAGTATCTATGATCCTTCCGCGTGACTATAAAGAAGGTCTTTCCTATTCAGCGGAAGCGGAAGCTGTGCATGGTATCACTGAATCTATCCAGAATGAAAAGGCAATTTCGTTAAAAGAGGCTTACAAAAAGTGTCTGGATATTTTCAAAAGATACAAAAACCCGCGCCAACTATGTACTCTTTGCGGTCACAACATAGTAGGGTTTGACAACCCTTTCTTGGAGAACTTCTTTAAGTTCATGGGAGATGATCTAAGCAAGTATGTAAAATTTTCGTTGGATACGATGCAATTGGCTCACATGGCTTATGGAGAAGCTGAAAATTATCAACTGCATACTATTTGTGACAAGGAAGGTATTGATCTTGTAAACGCGCACCGTGCCGGTGATGATACCTATGCGAACGCACTGCTTATGATAAATTTCGTAAAGAAACTTCGAGGAGAAGGAACAACTGCCGAACAAGATGGCATGACGGTCAAGAATCCTTTCCGAGAAAAATTTGCTTTGTAACGTGGCAATAGTATATAATTCAAAAGGTGGGGTTCTGACCGATTTGCAAGCAAAAAGGTTGTTTACTACTGTGGACGATATAATAGACAGACTACCTTCTCCTACTATATCCCAACTCTTTTCGGGTGGGTATAAAAGGGATATGGACAAGATGCTTGAAACTATTATAGATCAGACAGAGTATGCAATGAATTTTGGACGGTCTCTCGATACCGAAAAATTGGGATATGTGGACAACCTGTTTGCGTCAATGGATGAAAACCTAAGAATCCTTTCGTACAACTATTTTAACGCAACCGTCCTTTCCAATTTCAATTTAGGATGGAGAAATTTGGAATGGGGAAACCTTACACAACTCTTTCCGTGGAGTAGTTACCTGTGCGCCCGCGGAGCAGGCAAATGTCTGTGTATCAACACTTTAGTTGTTATGGCGGATGGCTCTTTGAAGAAGGTACAGGACATAAAAGTAGGTGACAAAGTAATGGGACAGGACTTCAAACCTCGAAAAGTCTTAGAGCTTCACAGAGGAAGATGTCCTATGTATGAAGTAAGGCAAATAGGTGGTATGGATTATACCGTAAGCGAAGGACACCTGCTTTGCCTATCCGATAGGAGCATTGTTCCTGTAGAAGTGGCGGAAATGAACCTTAGAAAGGGTTTTTCTTATAAAGGTTATAGGTCTACTAAGAACGGACTAAGAGAGACGGAAATTTATGTGTCTTTGGTTGGTGAAGATGACTATTACGGTTTTACCTGTGATGGTGACCATAAGTTCCTATTAGAAGATGGTACGGTTTGTCATAACAGCTATATGTGGTGTTATTCCTTTCCTTTGTGGCGATTGTATTCTTACACGAGACCTATGCTCTATGGAGGTGATACGGTTGACAACAAGAACCGGAAAGAGACGGCTATGATCACAAACACTATGACACTTGCAAAGGTGCATGTGAACAAGATCATAGAAGAAATCACTACTAACGATATTTTAAAAGAAAAACTTGATCCGAATGGAAAGGCGAAATTAGGTGAAACAGCAATAGAAGGTGAGAACGGTGCTATACTTCATGTCCGTGGTAAGGACGGGTTTATTCGTGGTCTGCACGTTGGTGCAGCAATCATAGACGATATGCCGGACGAAAGTTCTTTGTATAGCGATGAGCAAAGGGAAAAGTTGAAAGAAGTTTTTAGAGGTACAATTACACCTATTGTAGAACCATACGGGTATTTGATTATATCTGGTACACCTTATTCGACTGCTCCGAATGAACTGTACAATGTAATAAAAGGTGACAAACGTTTTTATTCGTTTGAATATCCTATTGTTTTCCCGGATGGTAGACCTCTTGCACCGGATAGATACACCTTTGAAGATATAAAGGCAAAAAGAACGGAACTTGGTTCTATCGTATTTGCCCGTGAGTATTTGGTTATTCCTATTTCCGATAACTCAACGATCTTTCCTTATGAGTATCTAAGAAGGTCAACTACAGGGATGGACAAAGTTTCTTTTGCAGACAGTATAGAATTTTTTCCGTTTGAACTTCAAAGAGTAGTGGTAGGATGTGACTTTGCCGTATCTGGTAATATTGGTGCTGACTATACTGTCTATTCTGTTTGGGGTATTGACTATTCGAACAACTTCTATCTGATAAACTATTTCCGTGCAAAGGGGATGTCCCATAACGAACAGGTGGACAAGATCGTTCTTTTCAACCGTCTGTACAAGCCAGACAAGATAGTATGCGAGGCAAACGGTTTCCAAGGGATCTTGTCTGCACTTGCAAGAGAAAGGGGTCTTTCCAATATCGAGCAGTTTACGACAACAGAAGGAAACAAAAAAGACCTCTATTCCGGTCTTCCATCTTTGTCTGCTATGTTTGAAAGAGGACAGATTAAAGTTCCTTACAAGGAAGGGGAGACAAGACAAAAGGTAGAGTTGATGTTCAGTGAGTTTGCGTCCGTTACTTTCAGAAGCGATAAAGGGAAATTGGAAGCGAGTTCAGGACACGATGACCTCGTAATGAGCTCATTTTTAGCACTTTACACTCTTCGTGAAGAAAACGGATCAGGTAACAATTTTAGTATAAATATGGTATAAATAAGTATATGGATCATGGGTAAACTGAATCCCGGCTTCATGGCGGAAATCTTTAAATTGATGTTTTCTGATGAAGTCATAATGCGTATAGCTTCGGAATATTTGAAATACGAATTGATTCCTAAAGAATGGGTAGGCTATAAATTCATTCTTAGGGAAGCGATCATACAATATACAGAAAAGAACAAACTGCCTTCTATTGGTGCTATTTGTCAGAAATTCTGTGATGAGGATGCCGTACAGCTTGCTACAAAGGAAATAAAGAAAGCAACTTTGATAGACAGGGAAATTGCAATAGACCAATTGCAGTCTTTTGTCAAGGAAACGGAATTTGAACTTCTTTCAAGGAAAGTACATGATTTGTACGAAGAAGGAAAGAAGGAAGAAGCAATACGTGTCAACGCCGAAGAATCCCAAAGGATATTGGAAATGTCGTTTCGTTCCAAATCAGGCGGTTTTCAGTCTGTTTTTGGGGGTTTCCATGAACGGATGGTAGAAAGACGCATGGAAAGCGATACTGTCTCTGAAAAGCCTGTAAAAGTCCCTTTTGGGATAGATAGGTTGGACGATATATCTTTCGGTGGCATGGAAATAGGGGACACAACGCTTTGGATTGCTCGCAGCGGCACAGGAAAAACGACTGTATTGAAATGGCATGGGCATTCTGCTGCTATTAGAGGTGTGCCGGTTCTTCATATCCAGTTGGAAGGTGGGGTTAAAGCCTGTATGCAAATATATGATCAGCTATGGTCTGCCCAATCCTATTCTGATATTAAATCCGGCAATATTAGTCCAAAGGACAGAAAGAAGATAGAACAAGCTATCAAAGAGGTAAAGGAACTTAGCTCTGACATTGAAGTGTATGGATTCAAAAAGTTCGGACAGGCTTCCATGAGTGATGTTCGGCAGCTTTGTTATGACTATTTCAATACACATGGCAAGTTTCCCGGATTGGTGATACTCGATTCTTTGGATTTGGTAAAGACCGGTATATCCAAAAAGATAGATTCTGATCCTGATCACAAGAAAGAAAAACTACAGACTTGTGCCCAGCTTTTGAAGAACTTGGCGGATGAAATAGGTGCTCCCATCATTACGGCCACACAGACAAGTGATGTCCCGTTTGAAGTATGGAACAACCCGGATAAGGTGATTGACCGTTCTTATACAGAAGGTGATAAAACACTTGTAAAACCCTTTTCCTTTGTGTTCACATTGAATATGACAATAGAGGAAAAGGCAAACGCAACGGCTCGTATTTATGTCGACAAGCTCCGTGATTACAAGGAAAGTCAAGAAGTGATTACGATTGCTACCAATTACGACAAAAGACGTTTCTATCACAGGGGACGAACGATGGAGATGTACAATCAAATTTCTGAAAGGAAAGAGGAAAAGAAAAGGGCACGTAAGAAAAAGGCGGAAGAAGATAAAATGGAAAGCATTTAGGCTTATGATACGGATAGACGAAGAAGAAGTAAAGGCAGCGATTGGACTTCGCATATTCGGTTCGCAGGGGTGGCTCTCCAATAAAAACATGGATTGTCCCTATTGTGGAAAATCGAAGAAATGGGGTGTTCTTTTGAATCCTCACGGCGGTGTGTTTCACTGTTGGAAATGTGGTAGTAAAAAACCATTGAAGGATTTCCTGGACAAGATAGGAAGGAAAGATCTTATACGGATGGAATATCAAAATTCATTAAGTGTAAAACTTACACCTTTGAAAGATGATGTGGATGAAGATGTGTCCGAAGAATTGCCGGAAGTAAAACTTCCCCTTCGTCTTGAAAGACTGAAATCTGACCCTTATTTAGACGAAAGAGGGTTTAGAGCGTATCATTACGCACTTTTTGAACCTTCTGAAACCAAATCTATTTTAGAGAAGGATTTGAAAAACTATATCATCTTCAAAATGAAAATGGACGATAAGTTGGTAGGGTGGCTCGGCAGAAGCAGATATTCCAAAGAGTGGCATAAAAGAGATTTGGAAAGGGCAAAGGAAACCGGTACTAAACCGCATTTGCGATATGAAAACAGCATAGGGACGAACTTTACAAAAATATTAGGCGGTTACAATGAGCTTTCTTCTATTACAAAGGACGTGATAATAGTGGAAGGGTTATTTGACAAAGTAGGCATAGACAACCTTTTAAAACTTTGGGATTGCAGGGATTTGAAGTGTGTGTTCACTTTTGGGAACAGTATAAGCAAAGAACAAATATCCTATTTGGAAAGAAAAGGGGTAAAGAATGTGATTCTGATGTATGACGATGCGACTGTTGAAGAATCCAAAAGTGCAGGGTTGATGCTTGCAAAGTCATTCAACACCAAGATAGCTTATCTTTACAAACCGGGCATTGACCCGGGAGATATGGATATGGATTATTTGGAAGAAGTTTTGGATAACTTGTATGACCCTATCAATTTTTACGTCTCTAAAATCAAGAAAATGTGGTAGGTTATTCCTACTTTTGTTGAAAATCACAAATCATAAAATCAAATGGACAGAAGCAGAGAATTATCGATAGACGAATATTTGAAAGTGCTCCAATTGGAATACTTTACCCACAAGGTAAGAAGCCTTATTTTTGATAAGCCCGAATTTGTCAAGATGGCAAATGATATCGCAGAGTTTAAAAAGGAACGGATCGAGTTGTTGGCAAAAAGACATTTTAAACGGTCTATTTTCTTTTCGGTGGAAGAATATTTTTCTTTTTATGAGAAAGAGTTCTTGAATCCTACTGGTATTCCCAATTTCCAGTATTCCACCAATGAGCAGAAAAGAAACTCGCAGTGGTTTTGGGATATGATCTATTTGCTTGGAAAGGATCAGATTGTTATTTATGACGACAAGGAGTATCGGATTTTGAAGAACGATATAAAGAATCAAACGGTCACTATCAAAGTGAACGGAAAGAAAAAAGATGTGGAATATTCGAACATCAAAATAAAAAGACTTATCATGTGTTTTGATAGTAAGTTGTTGTAAATCAATTAATTTAAATTTCGTATTATGACTTTTAAAGAGTATGAAGCGCACGCGGCTTCAACAGCGTGTTATGCAAAAGAGGTAGCTATCCCGTATGTAGTAATGGGACTTACCAATGAATTGGCAGAAGTTTTTGAAAAGGTGGACAATACTGCCGAAGCAAAGGAAATTTTGAAAGAAGTGGGAGATGTGCTTTGGTATGTTGCAATGACAAGACAGGAATTGGATTTGCCTGCATTGGAGTTTCCCGAAGAATTGCGCAGATTGGATGATACGGATGTGTACAGATTAAGCCCTTCCTATTTACTCCAACAGGTAGGCATCATTAACGGTCAAGTGAAGAAATACTTCCGGGACGATGATTACAGCAAACCTTTCCCCGAAAAAAGAAAAGAACTTTGTCACACTGCATTGGAACAGATTCTTGTGGGATTGCAGAATCTTGTTACCTATATCGAGGGGAAAGAATCAAACCAGTCTTTGGTATCCATTGCAAAGCAGAATGTGGAAAAGCTGGCAAAGAGAAAAGCGGAAAACAAAATTCACGGTGATGGAGATAATCGGTAATGGTTAGGGCTGTAACTTTTTTGGGTGCTTCTTGTGTCGGAAAGACTTCTGTGTTTGAACTTTTAAAGAAAGACAGATCGTTTGACTGGTTCGATAAAATAGACAGCATAACAAGACAGTTGGTAAAGGAAGGGAGGATAGAGCCTTCCTTTACTTCTGTCCAAAACCAAAAACTGATTTTTGACAAGTATGCGGAACTACTGAACACAGATTGCTATGTTTCCGATAGAGGCATAATAGATGTGCATACGTTTACAAAAACAATACCTGCTTCTATTCAAAGAGATGTAGAACTGAAAAGACAATTGGATTTTATAAACGTTAGTGAATATTTCCTTCCTGTTATCTTTTATTTCCCTATTTATTGGGATGTAGAAAATGATGGGGAAAGAATGGCAGATGTAGAGAGAAGAAAATGTTGGGATGCAGAAATAAGGAAGTTTTTGATAGAAAGAAAATTGCCTTATGAAGTGATACCAAATGACACTCCTTTTAATCGATTGAAGTTTATAAAAAGTGTACTTAGCACAAGAATGAACTTAGGTTAAAAACAGGGTTAAGGATTGTAAAAACATACAATGATTGCATACAAAAGTTGTATGTTTGCTTGTGAAAACGAAAAGAAGAAAACATGATGGATCGACTTTTAAATGAGTTGGAAGAATACCTTTCTTCCAATACCATACAATACTCTCTCGACAAAGAAAATTACACTGTTTTCTTTGAGGGAAAATCATACGAAGTTTTTGAACCTAACGAGGACGGATATTTCTTTTCAGAGGATTTTCGTTGGGACTGTGAGCGCACCGAAGAAGATGGTTACATCTTCCGCCTTGGCGGTGTATGGTACACATTGGATAAAGGAAAGGAAAACGAACCTAAGCTGAACCGGGTAAAGTGGAGGGGACAAAGTGAAATGGCAGGTCTTTCCACTAATTTTTTGGGAGTACATGGATCGTTTGAACTTTTGAATGGTACGGGATTGTACCCGGATTGGGTAAAGAAAGCCAAATTCTTAGGAATAGAAAGATTGGGGGTTGTTGAAAAAGCAACTTTGGCAGGCGCATTGAAATTTCAAAACGCTTGCAAAGCAGAAGGGATTGTCCCCGTGTTTGGATTGGAAGTCCCGGTAAAGGACGAAAAGAAGGATATCGTCTATACCTACAAAGTTTATGCAAAGAACGAAAAGGGCTGGCAGCATCTACTTGCATTAAATAAAGTTTTGAATTGTGGTGATAGTGGAAAGTTTGCTTCCCCAAAAGACATGTCGGAACACGTTTCAGATGTGTATATTGTGTTTGATCCGAAAACGATACAGTTTGAAGATGTTCCTATCCTTTTAAAAAGTAAACCTAATGTGTTCTGGCAAGCGGATACTGTGGAATACACAAAGAATGATAGGGACACTTCCTATTTGATGAACTTTGAAAGTTTTTACAAGTCCAAAATGAAACCTGTGGCTATTTGTGATGCTTATTACATTGAGCCAGAATACGCTATACTTCGAGAAGTTGTAAATAAGATTGATGGAAAAGTAAACTACAAATCCGGCAACCAGTATTTCAAAGATGAAGCGACTTACATGGAAGAGCTTCTTTCTTTATTTGGAGACAGCGAAAAGGGAGAGGAATTTTATATGATAGCAAGAAGCAATGCCGATATGATTGCGGAGAGTTGCAACTTTGAAATCCCTACCGATACACGGCATCTTCCCCGTTACGAAATGACAAAGGAGGAAAAGAAAAAGT